ATTTGGCTGCTGCGACTGCCAACCGATCGTGCGTCTTGCGAAGTCATTTCGCTCGACGCACTCCGTGAGTGTAAGCGCCAGGGCCTGCTGCATGAACATCATGACAGTAGGCTCTTTTGCTATAACCCGCGGTGTCTTTAGCGTTTTAGGAACAAGGATAACCTTTACAGGCATCTCTGCTCCGGGTTCACGAATCTCAAACTGATCCAAGAGATCGTGGTACCTATGGTTCGGAATCAGGACATCCTCTACTGAGAAGGCCCTGTCCAACCGTTCGGTCCACTGTCGCATGTCCCATTTCTCGTTTCCGAGAAGGGCATCTGCGGTGGCTCCTGGACCGTGAGCGGGGATAACATCCCCAGAGTAGACCAATTGGTCCGCCCTTGACAACACGTCAGCCCACAGAAAGCAACTGATCCTAGCAAAATCCAAAAGGAGGTCACTAGAACTGCTGCGATCACTAGCTTTAAGATCCACTTCACACTGGAGATAGTCATTTAACGCCCTCCGATTCCGTGCATCGCTGCACGGGACTTTTATCTTGGCCCACATCAGTGTAAACTGACATACGGCCCAGATGGCGGTCGTTGATGGCTTCTCCAGCAATCGACCCGTATTCCGATCGAAGACACGGTCAAGGAAACCCCCGAGAAATCGAGGGAGACCGCCAGCCTTGGAAAAACTCAAGAACTGGTCGTGACCGACGTAGCCTTGGGACAAACTTTTTCGGAAATCCGTCCCAAAGTTCGCCAGGGTGATCGTGAGAAACGACCACCCCTCGTCTTCAACCCGACGCGCGACCGTGTTATAATCGCGCGTGGTACTTGTGCAACACCAGGTCCCCAAATCTTCGAGGACCTCCTGCATAAGCAACATCAGGCTTTTCATGGCTCCCCAATCTTAATTAGTTGGGTGGGTCATCCATAGGCCGATGTATGCCGACGTCACCTCCAAGCCAAACGACCCCTTGAGGGGGCCGCCCGGCCAGAAGGTGATACCCCAAGAAATATGGAGTGTCAGTTCTCACCACCAAGGAACTTGGTGATGAGCAGTCCGCTCGTAGCCTGAAGCTGAGCAAGAGCGCCGTCAACGACGGCCTTCTGCTCGGCAACCGAGTACCCAACGTTTGGCACGTCCGCCACGATGTAAAAACTCATCGAGTAGGGCGTGTTCTGCGCCGGGACAAGGGGATCGGGCACGATCTTACTGTGATTGATCCGCCAAGTCCGCCGAGCACGCTTACCATAGCTGTGCTTGACGGTCTCTGTGATGGCTCCATCGGCAGATGAAAACTTGCCGAAGTTGTCACCGCTGCTCACCCTCGGAAGAGAGAGAGCAGATGCGGGTGAAATCGTAACTGACTGTGGGTCGGCGAACATGACCATTGCCTTTGCAGTTAGAGGGCTCATATGGCATGATTGCCACACGAGTGGTGCCTATCCCGCACAATCTAGTGCAGGACACCAGGTGCCTTAGTGAATCCCAAAGCTCCTAGTATCGCCCACTGACGAGCAGTAAAACTCGTCGGTGAAATGGCGAATCCGTAGGGTGATGCTTTGACCCTGGATTTGACGTGTGTTCTATATATCGTCTTCCAAGGTCCACGGTTGCCGGATTTTGTCACCGGTCCCGTGACGGTGATCTCGTTATCCGAGATTGTCTCGGACATGAGGTAGCCGTATTTCAGCACCAAACCATCTTGGGCCAGTAGCTCAGCGTTGGCGATATTCTGTCCAATGTTGAGTTTCCAGTCGGATAGCCAGCTCCATGGAGCCAGGTTCCAAATTACATCAGCGCCTAGGCGCTGACCGAGTAGCTGGTTTACCAGCGCTTCGGCCTGTTTCCCAAGGGTGATTAAAGAGTCACCCGCAGGATAATAATAGGTGTATGCACCGCTGAACCACACGCGTCTTGTTTGCGTGAGGGTGCGGATGCCGGTACCTGTGCTCGACCCCTGGAAAAGCGACAGCGGCGACGAACTCGGCGATAGTGCCCCCAAGGGGCAACTGAAAGCC